AGGAAGTGCGGAATGTCATCCAAGCAAAATTTGACCACTGACCTGCTTGTTAAGATTCACAATGACCCAGTTTTCTTTGTGGAAGAGATTATCGGTGCCAAGCCCCAGAAGTGGCAGGCGAATGCGCTCAGGGCGATTGCCAAGAATGACAGGGTGAGCATTAAGTCTGGCCACGGGGTTGGTAAGACTGCGTTTGAGAGCTGGGTGGTGCTGTGGTGGTTATTGAGCCATTACCCGTGCAAGGTTGCTGTCACGGCCAATACCGCGCACCAGTTGAGCGATATTCTGTGGACAGAGATTGACAAGTGGGCGAGAGGCTTGCCAGAGGGGTTTAAGAACCTGCTGGAGTTCAAGAATGACAAGATTAGCCTGAAGGGTGCCAGTGACAGCTATGCGGTTGCCAGAACCAGCCGCAGGGAGAACCCAGAGGCGTTGCAGGGGTTTCACTCCGAGAATATGCTGTTCATTTGTGAGGAGGCTTCTGGTATTCCTGATGTCGTGTTTCAGGTGGCTGAGGGCGCTCTGTCTACCAAGGGTGCGAAGGTTGTGATGTGTGGGAACCCTACACGCTCTGACGGGTTCTTCTATGAGAGCTTTCACAGTATGCGGCATATGTGGCATAACATCACTGTGAGTTGCCATGAGGGTGATTATGTTTCGCAAGAGTTTCTGGACAACATGGCCGAGAAGTACGGCGTTGAAAGTAATGTCTACCGTGTCAGGGTTCTCGGAGATTTTCCAACGCAGTCTGATGATGTGCTTGTACCGTTGCACATTGTTGAGGAGGCTACGGTTCGAGATATTGAAGCATCGCCCACTACTCCCGTTGTGTGGGGCTTGGACGTTGCAAGATTTGGTGGCGACCGTTCAGCGCTGGCTAAGAGGCAGGGGCAGGTTCTGATTGACCCTATCAAGACTTGGCAGAATAAGGACTTGATGGAACTGGCAGGTATTGTGCTGACTGAGTATGAGGCTTGCAACTACAAGACACGCCCCCAAGCGATTTATATTGATGCCATTGGCCTTGGTGCTGGGCTTGCAGACAGGCTGAGAGAGCTTGACCTGCCAGCAGTGGCGGTTAGTGTGTCGGAGACTGCCAGCCTCAAAGAGCGCTTCGGTAGGCTCAGGGATGAGTTGTTCTGGAACGCGAGAGAGTGGTTTGAGGGCAGGGATGTGAAGATACCAGAGGATGACACGCTGATACAGGAGATAACCAGCATCAGGTATAAGTATCTCAGCACGGGCAAGCTGAAGGTAGAATCTAAGGATGAGATGAAACGGCGCGGTCAGAGAAGCCCCGATGTAGCTGATGCGTTTGTGCTGACCTTTGCCGAGCAGGGCGCTAGTGCTATGGGCTACACAAAAAGATGGGGCGCAGGTTCTACCCCACGCCCCAAGACAAACTGGATTGTTTAGTCGTTGAACTGTCGTTCAGTTTTGAACTTGCAGTCCTTGCCATCATAGAACAGGCGGTACTTCCGATTGTCAGAACGGTAGACCGTGATGTTACCAGAGGTTGGCCAGCTTTTGCTCACCACCACCTTTTCAGGAAAGTGGGTGCCTGTGTCATACTTGCACAGTTTGCCGAGTAGCTTCAGCGCTTGGTTGTGCCAGACTGGTGGCAGGTTCCGCTTGATTTGCTTTTCAGCATATGCTCTGCGCTCAATCATTTTTGAGAACCGAGCTTCCTCTTTTTTGAGAGGGTTAACGTGAACTATCAAACTCATAATAAACTCCCTTATATGGTTCGGTTGAAAGGTGGCTGAGGCTTACGCCTCAACCTCATCGTATTTATCTTTTATTTTTAGCAGAGCCGTCTGATAAATTTTTGTCAATTTTGAGACACGGATTTTCCGTTTGCGCTGGTTCCCATTGCTGGTGCGGTAGTCCTGCCACTTGTAAAGGACAGGCATTTTACGGGGAAGGATAACCTTGCCAGTGCTTTCATCTCTGTAGGCTCTGACAAAATATTCAACGCCGTCTATCTTGACGCTTGGCAAAGATGGGTGAAAATTATTAAGCATATCAATCTCCCTTGTTGTGAGGCGGCTTATGCCGCCTCTAGTTTTTTAACAACGATGAACCAGCCATTTACCTGCTGTGACCAAGCGCCCTTTTCGGCAATCCAATCATCAGCCTGACCTGACAGCATAAACTGCGCGTAATGCCCCAAGTCGTTCTTGTTCAGAAGAGCCGCTATCTGGTTGGCAGTCAGGTTCAGTGAACGACCCTCTGCAACTGGCATAGTGTCGGCAACCTCTGTGTCTGCGAAGAATGGGTTGGTGAATGTTACTGTGTATAAAGTCATCGAAAACTCCCTTAATTGATGCCTATAATATAACTATACGCTAATAATATAGGTAGTGTCAAACAAAAAAATGCATTAATTGCGATTTTTTTTGCTTCCTGTTATATTCTAGTGGAGAAACCGCCAAAAGGCTGTAAAATGAGCAATGTAATAGACTTTCCGAAGCGCGAATACGACATAGAGGTTGACCTAGAGGAAGTCGAGCGCAACTTTCACAGATTTGAGGAACGGATTAGCTCCCTAGCCGAAATATTAGACCTGAACGTGCAGGGCATGTACCACACGCTCGATGTCGAGACTGATGAGATTATGATGGCATTGCTTCACCTGTCAGCAATATGGTCAGTCAGGGCAGAGATTGAACCTGCTGATTATATGGCGCTGGTTCAGGGCATACACTTGGAGATTACCGACAATGAGTAGAAGGGCAGACCCACGGCTAAAACGGGCAGGCGTTGAGGGGTACAACAAGCCAAAACGCACCCCGAACCACCCGACAAAAAGTCATGTGGTGGTGGCTAAAGAGGGCGACAAAGTCAAGACTATTCGGTTTGGTCAGCAGGGCGTATCAGGCGCAGGCAAGAATCCTAGAACTGCGTCAGAGAGAGCTAGGCGACAATCATTCAAAGCAAGACACGCATCCAATATTGCCAAGGGAAAAATGTCGGCGGCATATTGGGCGAACAGGGTAAAATGGTAATGAGGCCACAGGCGAATATAGTCGTAAACACGGCTCACGGTATGATGATAGTCAACCGCAATGACTATCGGATGATTGACGAAACACACGGCTACGGTGTCGGGTTCCAGCTTCTGAACACTGGCGAATACGACATGCAGGAAATCAATTTTGCCAAGTTCTGTTTAGGGCAAAGGCTCAACGATTACGGCAAGGGCGTGGTTGCGATAGATTGCGGAGCCAATATCGGGGTTCACACAATCGAGTGGTCTAAGGTGTTGCACAATGTCGGCTCTATCGTGTCTTTCGAGCCGCAGGAGATGGTTTACTACCAGCTATGCGGCAATGTAGCCATGAACAACTGCTTCAACGTCACGGCGTACAATAGCGCGGTTGGAGACAGGAACTGCATTATTGACATACCCAAGCCTAACTATTTCCAGCCCTCCACTTTCGGCTCTATGGAAATAAAGCAGAAAGAAGGCAGTGAGAACATTGGCCAGAGCCTAGACACAACCGCCAAGGTTGAGCAGATTGCGCTGGATGACCTGCCTCTGTCACGGGTTGACTTTATCAAGATTGATGTTGAGGGCATGGAGTTCGAGGCATTAGCAGGCGCAGAGAAGATTATAGAAAAATGCAAGCCTCAGATGCTTATCGAGGTAATCAAGATTGACAAGGACAGAATGAAGTCAAAGTTAGAAAATTTAGGGTACAAAACATTCGTTTTTGGTGGGAACTTTTTTGCTGTGCATAAATCTGATATAATGGCAAGTAAGTGTTCCACAGATGACAATGGCAACTTGAGGATAGGTTAATGGGCAAGAAATATACCAAGCAACGTGTCAAGCCAGCAGACACATCTGTTTATGGCACTTATGTAGCTCCTATGGTTAGCGCGGTCACAAGCCAGTTCACAGACTATGGTAAGCGGCGCGGCGTAACAGCCAAGGGTAAAAACAACACATTTTTGGGAAGGTTCTCAAGCTAATGGGAATGGGCGTAAAGCACTATTTCAAGGATGGCAAAGAGCATAAGGGTTCTATGCATAAGCACCCTGATGGCACTTTGATGACTGGTAAATCTATGAGCAAAAATTCCAAAAAGCTGTACCACTTTGGCGAGTTGTCAAAGACAGCGCAGAAAAAAGCAAGGAGTAATTGGTAATGGGTTATGGCAAGAAAAAAGGTGGCGGTAAGAAAAAATGAATTACACCACAAGCAAAGCAAAAGGCATGAAAGAACAGCTTGGCAAAAAAGGCGGCAAGTCTAAGACCATGTGTGGAAAATATGCCAGCAAAAAGTAGCAAAAAGTCGGTTCCTACCAACCCTGCTTTATGGTCAAGGGCTAAGTCTGCCGCCAAGAAGAAGTTTGATGTGTACCCATCAGCCTATGCGAACGCATGGGCGGCTAAGTGGTACAAGGACAAGGGCGGCAAGTGGAAAGGCTCTGACAATCGTGTGAGGAAAGCATAATGCCAGCACAGGCAGGACTTGGTAAATGGTTTGGCGAGAAATGGGTTGACATCAAGACTGGTGAACCCTGTGGCCGTAAGAAGGGCGAGAAGCGCGGTTATCCAGCTTGTCGCCCTGCGGCTGTTGCTAGCAAGATTAGCAAGAAGGAAGCCCAGAAGAAGAAGGGGCGCAGGCGTGTGAACTGGTCAACAACTGCCAGTGGCAAGAAGAGAAAGAAAAAGGCGTAATGGCGCAGGGTTTACTGGCTCCAATGTCGGAGCAGGATTACATAGACCAGTTGATAGCAGGTCAGCAGGCGTTGGCTGATGCTACTGTGTTTCCTGACATTGAAGGACGCAGGCCGATTGCAGGCTTAGGTATGCTTTTGCCAGTAGACATGGCAGATGAAGGCGGTGACTTTGAACCAGCCGTTCCGCAGGTTGTAAAAGATTTTGTGAACTATATGTCCAGAACAGGCGCAGGTGTCAGGGGCGATGCTCCAGCTATGGCACCTGAAGAGCAACTGATGGGCATGATGGACTTTACTGGCGGTGGGTTGCTTGCAAGCGCTCCAGCTAGAATGGCGGCGCAAGAGGCAGGCGATGCTATGCTTGGCTCTGCTGGTGGCCTTACACCAGCGCGAAAACAGCGCATCTTACGAGAAGTCGATGATACGCTGTCTTTCAACCCTGATGCTGTTGGTTATTACACTAAGCTGAAAAACAGAGACAGCATGGTTGACCTGCCTGTTTACAGAGAAGATTTAGGGATATTAGAGCCGAAAAAAGAAATAGAGTTACAAGACCTGCTTGGTCAATATTTGTTGCCAGCATATGGGGATAGGTCTGCTACAGGTCAAAATGTTCTTGGCTATGGAAATATTATGTTTGACGAGCCATCTCGTCAGTTCGGTGGCATGGACTTTGCCAGAAATGTAGGTAACTCTATTTGGTCTACCGATAGACACAAAGAGAGATATTACAGAAAGGCAAGGCAAGCTGAAGAAGAAGGAACCAAGGCAAACCTAGCTTACACTACTATGGCTGGCGATAGCGGTGACTTCAACACAATGACAGCCGACATTTGGGTTAATTCATTAGACAGGTCTAAGGTGTCGAAAAAAGACGCGAAAGAGTTTGATGAAAAAGTGCGGAAAGTACCAGCGTTTAAGGATTGGGTTGGCGTTCACGCAGAGCCAGAAGAGATGAAAAAATATTTGTTTGGGCTGTCTGGTCAAGCAAAAACAAGACTGGCGAAAGATTTTCTTGCCAAAGGTTTTGCTGAAAAAATTGGACTGCCTAAATTTGATGAGGTTAGAAGAGCGCAAACAGCAGACGAACTTTTGATGGTTCCGACTTATAGAAGCGGCTCTATGATTGGCAGGGTTACTCCAGATGTAGAGACTGTTGGCGTTCCTGCTCACCCCACTTATTCTCCATCAGGCGAAGTGGCTGGGGATTATGTTGGTGGCCTACTTACTCCGATTCCTGATATTATTGCTTTCAGAGATGTAGCAGATGAGTTTATGGATGATGCAGGCAACTTTATTAAAGTGGGCAAAGATGGCAACCCCCTTACTCGCTCAAACTTAAAATACACTATTGATGCTCAAGCACCTATGCAAATGGTTGACGAGCAGATGTTAGAAGAAGCTGATTTTTATGTACGTTCATTGTTAGGAAGGTAAACATGCAAACTTGTGAACATTGTCCATACCCAGCACGTTGCGAAATGCAACAGCGCTGTATTCGTAGCAAAATAAATGCTACACCTGTAGAGCTACCAGAGCCTATGCCAGTTCCTGTTAAGACAAGCAACGGTATCGGCATGACTGGTAAAATTAAAACTGGAAAGAAGAAGGTGTCCAAAAATGCCGAATAAAACATACACAGGCATTATGCCAAAGCCAAGGCCAACATATGCTAACCCAAAGCATCCTATGAATCGTGAAGGGTTATCACTTGTAGAGAAGGTTCCAGCAGTCAAGGCACCCAAGCCGCGCCCGAAGCGTGTGTATAACGGTCAGACAGGGATGTATTCGACAGACTAATGGAAATTCGCAGGGTAATGATGCGGCCTCGTCCAAAGAGGCGCAAGGTTGAGGAAGTAGCTGAGGTGGCGGTTGTCGCTGAGGAGTTCAGGAAGTGTTCTGGGTGTGTAACCCGTAAAATGTGTGACAAGCAGGAACAGTGCCTGCATGGAGCAAAGGCAAAGCCCAAAGGAAAGAAAAATGGCACCAACAGATGAAATGGATGAGTTCCAGCTTAACAGCATACTCACCTCTGAAATACGCGACAGCCTGAACCACTTTGACAGTGAGTACAGCCAAGAGCGTATTCGTGCTATGGATTTCTATTTAGGCGAACCGATGGGCAATGAAGTGGAGGGGCGCTCACAGGTTGTTTCCACTGAAGTCAGCGATACCATTGAAGCTATCATGCCCAACCTTATGCGTGTGTTTACAGCCAATGACCAGTATGTGCGGTTCAATGCCCGTACTGCTGACGATGTAGA